GCCTTGGCGTAGTTCACGTGTTCTTGAATCCAGGCCACCGACGGCCTGGCCAGTGCCTTTTTGCCCTTCTGGCGAACACGAAAGCCCAGCCGGCGCAGGCGCTTGGCCTGTTTGTCGGTGCAGGCGATGCCTGGGGGGACTTTGTTCAAGCGGCGCATCTGCGCGGCGGTACGTCGCTCGCTGACGCCGTTGTGCTGCTGCGCCGCGACCCAACGGGTCAAGGCGTTTTTCCAGCCCAGCTCGGCTTCGTCGGAGCTGACGCGGGTGACCTGCAGCAGCTTGGCCAGGCCCGCTTCCATCTTCTTTTTGCCCTTGGCACTGCCCTTGCGTTCAGCGAATGGGGTGCCGTCGGTGTTCTTCTGTTCTCGCACCCGCTTACGGCTCATCGTCCGCACACGTGTGGTCACTCTGTTCAGCAAACGCCGGCGCAGTTGGGGCGGCAGCTCAAGCAACGCCAACTGAGCGTCGACATCGAGCAAGCCCCTGACATCGAGGTCGAGTGGATTAGCGGCCATGGCTGCCCACCTCGCCATGCTCGGCAACCCACAGATCGAATGGCACGAACGCCCAAGTCTTGCCGAACGCTTCAATCTCGCCATCAGGGTCTTCGGCCAGGTACTGCGGCTCGACGAATTCCAGGGACAGGTCCACGTCGAAGCTGTCCTGGTCGAGTGGTTCAACCGCGAACAGTGGTGCCGGCAGTTCGTGGCGGTCCCGATCGGGATCGTGGTTTTCCAGCCAACTGCCCACCAAAGCCATCAGCCTGGCCGGGTTGCCGGCGAATCGCTCCAGGGAGAACACAGCGCGGTAGCGCATATCGGCCATGTGCAGGCCGTCGCGGTCGGGCTTCCAAATCAGTTCAAGACTGACCTGTTCCGTCCAGCTATCGAACTGCTCCGGCGCCACCAGGTTGCGCGCCATCAGGAAGGCGGTCAGCGCCTGCAGTTGGATCATTGCAGCGACGCCGTGATGCGGCCACGGCCCTGCAGCGCGCGCACGGCCTGCTGGCTGAAGGCCAAGAAGGTTTCCGCACGCTCGGGCGCTTCCTTACCGGTGCTCTCAGCGCTCTCGCGACGGGTGACGGTGGCGAACTGCGGCAGTGAGTGGCCTTTGGCGCGGCAATACACAGCCCGCTTGTAGAGCGCGATCTTATTGGCGTAAGCCCATTCTGCGGGGCTTGCCACACCTGCCGCAGCAGTAAGGCTCGACACGCCGGCGTCCTGCAGTGTCGTTTTGACGCGGGCCAGGTCAGTATTCACCTCAACCATGGCGCTTTTCAGTGTGTCGACCAACAGCTCTACCAAGTACTCCGCCGGCACGCGCTGTTCCTTTTGGAACTCGGAAACAGAGAGGTCTGGCCAGAAACCGTCATTCTCGATCGCGTGTTCCACCAGGGCGGTAGGTTTCCCGGAAAAGCTCATTGCTGGTCGCTCAAATAGGGCGGGGAGCCTGTTTTCAGTGGGACGGTCCATAAATGGGCGGCTCACTTCCACAAGTCCCCGCTGGGGGGGGTAGTCGGTTATTCGGTGGCCGGGTTAGCGGCCGCTTGTTTTGCCAAGGCCTTGCGAACCTTTTTGATGCGAGTGTCGTTGCCGGCCTGGGCGTACAGCTCAGTGGAACGCGCCAAATGCTTGAGCGCGGTCTCCCACTGCTCGGCTTCCATGGCGCGCATGCCGATCAACTTGTGGTACTTGCTGGGGATCTGCTCCGTCAGCTGCCATTCGCCATCAACGCGGGGCAACAGGTCGGACAGGTAGGGCTCGGGGCTGCGGCCGGCGTTGTATTCGGCGTAGGCCCATTCGCACATGGCATCGGCAACAAAGGTCTGGATATCCCGGCGCTTGAAGCGCTCCGGCATCTGCTGACCGCCCTGTTCCATCAGGAAGTCAGCCAGCTCCAGCGCATCTTCAAACTGGGCGGTATCGAACAACCAGACCATCACCTGCACCGCGACACGGTTGGGAAAGTTCAGCCCCGACTCGCAGTAGCGCTGCACGTATTCCTGGTATTTGGGCAGCAGCTCGTCGCGCTTGAGAGCCTGGCGCCCGGCCAAGCCGTTGATCGCGCTGATGCGCACCAGGTCCTGGTCCAACGCGGCTTCCTGCAGCAACAGGTGCTTGCGCGCATTGGCTGGGCTGCTCAGGGCATCGCCTGGGGTGTAAGCCATTCCAGCAGTAGCCGCGAGCGCCGCCACTGCTGTGCTGCCCAACGCCAAGGTGCGCCGCTTGTGCGCCAGGGCCAGGCTCACTTCACCAGCTCCACGTTTTCAGTGAAGGCGATCTTTTCCAGCTGCTCGATCACGTAGCCTTCGTTGCGGCTGTTGTAATCCTCGACGCGGGAGCGCTTCGGATTCTCGATCGTCTGCTTACGCCAGCTGGTGTCCTGGAAGTAAATCGAGAGGTTGTCCCAACTGGTGACCAGCACCGCATTGACCGGAAAGTTCGGCACACTGAACGCCGGCAGACCGCCATAGGTGGCGATGACCTGCGCGTTTTCGATGCGCTCTTTTTCGGTCGGCGTGTCGCCTTGCTTGGTGTACAGCTTGGCCTTGTCAGCAGCGAGCAAGTCGGTGCCGATGATCGCGACCAGGTCGCCGTCTTCGCGCAGGATCTCGTCGACCATCTGCTTGGTGTCGTGCACCAGGGCATCAAGGTTGGCGTAATCACCGCCGGCGCCCAGCATAACCTTGCCAGCGGTAGCGCCCTCCTTCAGCACCTGCTGCGGGGCCTGCTCACGCAGTTGCTGCAGCCAGCCTTTGTTCACGTCCTGCAGCTTCGGATATTTCTCCAGGTCGGTTTGCGCTGCTGCGTGGGTGCCATGGAAACCGATAACGATCCGGTCCTGCGCGATGCGCTTTTGCACTGCAGCGGAATAACGTTCCTTGAAGTCCGGAAACTTCGCCCAGGCGTCGATCTTGGCGTATGGAAGGCCCACGTCCGACTGGGTATCAGCCAGCTCGTATTGGGTGTTATCCAGTGCCGAAGCGTCTTTGGCTTCCCGATCGGTGGTTTTGGTGTTGGTGCGGCCGGTTACCGGACCGTTCACGCCAATGAAAACCTTCTCGCCCTTGATCTCGCTGACCGGAGTGACGTTGATGCGCTCCAGGAAGTCGGCTTTCGCGGTGATCGCGTCGTTCAGTTCTTGGGCAATCGTCGGGTCAACGCTGAACATCCGAGCCGAACTTTCGACACCGTACGCTTCGGCATACGCTTCCTGCAGCTCGGCATATTGTTTGGCGCCACGGGCGCTTAATGGCTGGGCCATGTCAAAGCACCCGCTTTTTGGTGGTGGTCACCGGGCCGGCGTTGCGGGGCAACTGGCGACCGGTCGAGGTGTTCTGCAGTGCGGAGAACTGCTTTTGCAGCTTCTCCAACTGAACCAGAACGGCCTTGTTCGACCCACCGCTACGGCGGAACTCACGTTCTTCCTCGGCGGTTGTGACGATCTCGTCTACGGCCGCGCTCACGTCGTCGATGGGTGCTTGGTCGGGTTCTGGCGCATCTGCGGCGGCGGGTTCAATCACAGCCTGAATGCCGGCAGCGACGACAAGCAGCTGCTCCAGCAGGGCTTTGAGGGCCGTTGCGGTAGCTTCATCCATTGGGGTTTTGCTCTCAGTTGGGGTGGTGGGTTCGGCGGGCTCGGCATCCGTGGCAAAGCGCTTGAACAGGCCAGTGAGCAAGCCGATCAGCTTGCCGAGCTCGCTCTGCGGTTCGGCTTCAAAGGAGCCCAGTTCGACGGAGGCGGCATAGAAGGAGTTTTGGTGGGTCTGCTTCGAAAAATAGAGTTCCTGGGTGCCCAGGCTGGCCGGCTCATCGGTGACGCCCAGACCTGTCAGGTAGGCTTTTCCGCTGCCGGCGAAGTTCGGGGTGATCTCGATGCTGGAGAAGAGCTTTTGGCCCTGATCATTCAGTTGCAGAAGACGATCGTTCGGCTTGAGCTGTGCCTCCAAGGCGATTTGCCCGGGCTCTAAGTCCTCGCCCTCTTCCACTAGGCGAACCGCAAAGACGGTGCCGTGGGAACCGCTCCAGCGTTCGTGGTCGCACCAGATGACTGCCGTGTATTTGGATGGCTTGTAGGTTTCAGCGATATCACGCAGTTCCTGGGGAAGGATCTCGCGGCCATCGGCGGTGGTGCCGCTGGTGGCGACACGTTTCCAGTACGAAACGAGGGAACGGGGCATGGACGTTAACTGCGCTCAATCGGTTGAATGAGCCGCCACGATAGGGAGCCGCCAAGCCCCGAACAAATGGTTCACATGCGCGTTTCTCCTATAT